GGCGCAGGCTCGCAACACCCGCACAAGCCGCAGGTGCAGGTGTGACAAAAGTTTTGGGTTTTCTGCATAAGCTGGAGTGGGTGACCAAATATGGCGCGGCACCTGATGGCGTGAAGATATTGGCAGAGGTATTTATTCCCATTGAGGAAGAAGGCTGCAGACAAAAGCCCAGGGAAATTGAAGAGTTGATGGTGCCGGGTTTGGGGTACCACTATGTGGTACAAGCGCTTACTGAGCTTCCCAAGGAAGTAACTCAGTCGATATTGAAAACTTCCAGGCTTGAACAATTGGAACGCAAAATGGAGGAGAAATACCCTTTGTTTGCGAGTCACTTCGTCCAGGAGGAATTGAAGCAAAAAAGAGAATACTATGCTGGACTGAAGGCACCCACAATCGAAGAGAGGAGAGAGGCGATAAAGAAGGGATTGCGGGCGATGCGAATACGGCAGGATAAAGAAAGGTACTTGAAAAGGTAGAATTAACGTGCTATACTATTAGTGCGGGTCGGAAGTAACCTATCTGACCACCGGAAGAGATGAGCGCCTTCCATAGGCTTTTCGCCTATGGAGGGCGCTTTTCGTTTTTAACCACTCGCAATGACATTCAAACCAGGAGGATTTTATGAAAACGTTTTTGAAATGGTTGGGGATCGGGTTTGTTTTGTTGTTGATCATCGGATTTGCGCTGTTGGCGATCAATGTAATCCTGCCGCCTGGCTGGAATCTGAATGCCAATATTTTCATTGTACTGGCAGCCGCGGTGCTTTCGATCTTGTTCACTTACCTTCCTAAATTGCGCACAGAATTCGCTGCGCTGCCAAGTGAACATAAATCCTTAGTCAACCTGGTGCTGGTGGTCCTACTGGCTGTCTTTATGTATATCGGCACATGTACAGGCTTGCTGCCTATTGCCGGTATTGAATGCAGCCGGGTTGGATTACAGACATTGGCGCTGTATGTCTTCCTCGCAGTTGGCGGCAACCAAATTACTTATGTCGCCAGCCCGCTTCCGGAAGACGTGCAAGTTGAAAAAGATGCGCGCGAATAATCGATGTCAGCAGACACCGAGGCGACATTGAAAATAATTGCCGAGATCATCTTTGGGTTGGGTGGTCTCGGCGGGATGGCAGCGATTGTTGGAGCGTGGTTTACCAGACACAAATTAGATGCAGAAGCCGAAAAAACAGAGCAAGAGACCGAGCATGAGGTCCCGGCGAATGCGGCAAACACCCTGGCAAAGGCCAGCGCAGAAATAACAAAACAATATCAGATTTTGCTGAATGAGTACCAGAGAACGACAGATAACAAAATCAGCGATTTGAAAAGCGATGTTGTGGCTGCGAGAAGCAAGATAAGCGATTTGGAACGGACAGTTGAGCGTTACGGAAAACGCGTCATGTATTTGATGACCGGGATCCAAATTCTCACGCACCAGATCATTGAAAGCGGCGACAGTCCATGTTTTACGCCAGATGAATGGAGACCCGAATTTGACCGGAAAGATCACGACGAAAAACAAGATCCGGCTAAATCGAAAGGTTAGCAAATGGCAATAGATCCCAAGAAGTTATCCGGAGATAATTTGAGCCAACTGGCCCTGGAACTCAAGCTGGAAGAGGTTGAGTCTGATGGTTTTATTTCTCCGGAAGAAGCCACGCGCAGAAGCGAGACTTTCAAACAAACCTTGAAGCAGCAATTGGTCAAGGATCCGGAAAAAATTGTCTGGGCGGATGATTATTACCGTCTGTTGGATTACGGCTGGCCGTGGCGTGTGGCGGCATATATCGCGTGGGCAAGTTCCCCGAAATTGCGCAGGTATCCGCGAACACAGGAAGAGCTCTCCACTTCTGTTTTGGGACTCAACAGCGATCGACAGATCAGCACCTGGAGACGAAAGAACCCGGCAATTGATGAAACGATCGGGTTGATGCAGGCAGCACCGCTGATGGATCACAGGCGGGATGCTTTTGAAGCGCTGGCAAAAAGTGCATCTGATCCTTCGCATCACAATGCGCAGGACCGCAAGACTTTCTTCACTATGACAACCGATTACGTGCCACATCAGAAGGTGGATGTGGAACGCGAGAAAGTGGATCCCATTGACTTGAGCATTGAGGAGCTGCGGGCAATTGCGAAAAAGGGCGAGGCTAATCAATGACATTGGGACCCCTCTCGCAAACACCACTCGGGGGCGCAAAGACCGCGTTGGCTTCGCCGATGGCCAAAACTCGCATAACCCCTGAGATGGCACGGGTGGAAGAAGCCAGGCGCGAGCTGGCCAAGCGCAGCTATGTTGATTTTCGACATTACATGGCGCCGTGGTTTGTGGATGGAAAGCACAATCTTTATTTGGCTGAGAAACTCGAGGCAGTNNCCGGGGGAACTGAAGGCAACGGGCGGTTGATCGTTTGCATGCCGCCGCAGTACGGAAAATCCAACGATGCTGCAAGACTGTTCCCGGCGTGGGTGTTGGGGAGAAACCCGGACAAAAGAGTTGCGATAACTTCTTATGCTTCTTCCCTCTCAGATGGACACTCCGGCGCTGTTAGAAATTACGTTCAATCGCAACGTTTTCAGAATGTTTTTGGTGAAACATCTACCATCGATGTTCCAGTGGGTGTGGCGGATGACTCCGCCTCAAAAAGCGATTGGGATATTGCAGAGCCACACCGGGGCGGATGTGTCAGCCGCGGTATCGGCGGCGGTTTATCTGGTAAGGGTGCGGACTTATTGATCATTGATGATCCGACAAAGGATATTGAGGAAGCCCGGTCAGAAGCACATCAACGAAAAGTAATGGACTGGTATGAAGGCGTGGCCTACCAGCGCTTGAGCAAAGGCGGCGCGGTGGTGATCATCCAAACAAGGTGGGATCCTGATGACCTGCCTGGCCAGCTGTACAAGAAAATGGGCTCCGACGATCCGAACTCCGAACAGTGGGAAGTAGTTTACCTACCAGCATTAGCGCTTGAGGCGGATGAATATCCGAAAACAAAAGAACAGTTCGTAGAAAACCTATTGCGCGGCGTTTTCATCCCGATGGATGGGGATCAACTTGGAAGACAACCGGGTGAAGCGCTGTGGGAGTGGAAGTATTCGAAGATCTACATCGAAAAGAAAAAATCCAATTTAAGCGCTTATGTGTTTTCGGCGCTGGATCAACAGCTCCCCAGGGCGTTCAGCGGGGGGATGTTCGATGAGTGCGATATCCAGATCATGGAAGCGACCAAGGTGCCGCCAAAGCTGCGCTGGTTTGCGTATGTGGATCTGGCGCTGGGGAAGAACACGCGGAGCGATTTCAACTCGGTGATGCCGGTTGCGCTCAGCCAGGAACCTCCTGATTTCATCGGGCGGGACCTGTACCGTGAACAGGAATTGAATAAATTCCTCAAGAAGCTGATGCTCGATGAGGTTAATAAAGGCGTGACCTGGGGAATCGAGAGCACGGCGTTCCAAACACTTATCTTTGAAAAATTCCGCGGTGATCCGGAACTGGCGATGGTGAAGGTCCTCGAAATACTCCCAAGTGAATCAAAAGAGGATCGGGCCGAAGCGGTGAGCCTGCGAGGCAAGGAAAAGCATTTGTGGCTGGTGAAGGGTGAGTGGAATAGACTCGCGATTCGCGAATTGACGTTCTTCCCACACGGCAAGCATGATGACGTGGTGGATACGATGAGCGGCGGATTGTTGATGATCGCGAAGTACAGCAAGGATAAACATTTGGAGTCCAAAATCCTATGAACCTTTTTTCGCGCGTCAAGTCCTGGGCATCAGGATCCATTCTAAAAGCCGGACAGTCGTTTTCTTTTATTTCGCAATGGATCAAAACCTCCTGGATGGACAGGGATTTTCTTTCCCTAATCCAAAATGGGTACAAGGCGAGTTCGGCCGTGGCAAACTGCGTGCGAGCACTGGCTTTCAGTTTCCCGGAACCACAATTGATCGCTTACAAAAAACATCCTACAAATGGAGATCAGCGGGTTGATGCATCGGATGCGCTGCAGAAGCTGATCAGGAAGCCAAACCCGGATATGGGCGAGGCGGAGTTCATGCAATTTGTGATCACATATGCCTCCTGCGGCGGGAATGTTTACCTGTGGAAGGAACGATCCAAAAACGGCAAGGTGATCTATTTATGGCCATTCTCGGATAAGGATGTGACGCCCATCCCAGGAAGAAATCCAGAGGAAGGATTTGTGGCGGGATATCAATTCAACCCTGGTGACGGGCAGCCCATTTATTTATCCAAAGAGGATGTGATCCAGTGGAAATGGCTGATCGATCCGGAACAGCCGTGGCGGGGGATCGGTGCAATTGAGCTGGCCACCCGGGATGTGAGCAACGATTCCGAAAGCACCAGGTACACGTACGCGATGGTGAAGAACAATGCCATCCCGCCAGTGGCGATCACGCTTACCGAAGGCGATGAGCTGACGGATGCAAAGGCGGATAGGCTGCGCAAGGCGTGGCTGAATAAATACGGCGGGGAAGATAACACCGGAGCTCCTGCGTTCCTTGAGTCGGGAATGACGATCCAGAAGCTGGGTTTCAACATGCAGGAGCTGGATCTTTCCAATTTGAAAAACGTGCCAGAGAGCCGGATCTGCGGGGCGTTTGGCGTGCCGCCATCGATCGCATTGCTTTACGTGGGATTGAAACGCAGTGATTACGGCGACGGCATGGCGAGGAAAAGCTTTACAGAAACCACACTGGTGGCACTGTGGCGCACCTATGAGTCTGAAATGACCGCCTCTTTGTCTGATGAATTTGGGGGAGGTTATGAACTGAAATTTGACCTCAACCAGGTAAAGGCACTGGCGGAGAACGTGACCGAGCTTTGGACGCGGCTGTTAAGCGCGGTGGATAAGGGTGTGATCACGCGCGCGGACTTCAAACGCGAGGTTGGATTGAAGGCAGGACCCGATGACGAAGTTTACCGTGAGAGCATGATCTATAGCTGGGTGCCGGTGGGTGAACAGGCGCAGCCTGTCCCTGTAACTGAACCCGACAAAACAGCGACCACAGAAAGCACTGAAGGTGGAAAAGGCAAGGAGTTGGGGATTGCTTCGCAGAAATCGCTCGCAATGACAGATGTGAAGGAAATCAAGGCTAAAGGCAGTGTTTATGGGCAGGCATTACAGCGGATCCGCA